ATGGAACCTAAACCGGATATAGCACATTAATTTGCACCGTCAATACAAAGTTTTTGAAATAGTTGACTAATTTAATCAAGTATGACTTAATACCCAGGGGGAAAGTAATCTCCTCATTTCGAGGTCCGGGCAATGAACACCCCGGTTGCAAAGATTATTAGTACCCCACCCCCTTGTCATTTTTCCCTACGGTGGTATATTCGCCGGTACAGAAACGCCCCCCTTATACTTTTTGGAGTCCCGTTTCCTCCATGACTATTAATATAGTTCCGGATAACAAGCATCCGCACCCAGACAGCCTCAGCGATGAGGTCGGCGATTCACTAAAAGAAAATACTCGAATAGCTGCTTCGACTGCCTCATTAATGGCAGAACTAGGCATGCCATTTGAAATGACAGAGGACGACCAAGAGGAAGCCCGAAAGCTTTTCAGCGCGGTCGACGTCGAGAAAAAACGAAATTCTCCAGCCTCTTCGTACAATCCACCTGAACTATACAAAGGTTCAGTCGCCATCAAACTCGGCGCTCTTTTGGATGCTTATGACGGACAAGTCGTCAATGATGCGGTCCAAGCCAGAAACTACATAACCAACCGACTACTAGAAATTAGCCAATGCGGAGACGTCAAATACGAACTCCGGGCTATCGAACTCTTAGGAAAACTATCGGATGTGGGTGCGTTCACAGAGAAATCTGAGGTCACAGTTACCCATAAAACTTCCGATGACCTAAGAAAAGCGATCCAAGACAAGATCCAAAGGCTCTTGGATATGGAAGTAGTAGATGTAGAAGCCAAAACACTGGAAGAAGAGCTAGGGTTAGATGAGTCCCCAACACTTACAGAGCCTCCTGAAGAAGCTTCCCAACCTTCCTGAAGCTCACTTACGTGCGTTGTATGCCGATCTGGCGCAGCACGAAGTAGTCAAAGAGAGGGAGGACGCTAAGAATAACTTCATGCACTTCGTAAAGAAGGTGTGGCCTCACTTTATTGAGGGCGCTCACCACAAAAAGATGGCTAGGGCCTTTGAGAAAGTGGCATCAGGCAAGCTAAAACGCCTAATTATTAACATGCCGCCACGGCATACCAAGTCTGAGTTTGCATCCTACTTATTGCCGGCTTGGTTTCTAGGCAAATATCCGGGTAAAAAAGTCATTCAAACCAGCCACACAGCCGAACTAGCCGTGGGTTTTGGTAGAAAGGTACGAAATCTTGTCGATCAGGACATCTATAAATCGGTATTTCCGGGAATTGGGCTACAAGCGGACTCTAAAGCTGCTGGGCGGTGGGCGACTAACGCCGGTGGAGACTACTTTGCTATCGGTGTGGGCGGTGCTGTCACGGGTAAAGGTGCGGACCTCCTTATTATTGATGACCCTCATAGTGAGCAAGAGGCTGCTCTGGCAGAAGTTAACCCGGAAATCTACGACAAAACCTACGAGTGGTACACGTCCGGGCCAAGACAGCGACTCCAACCGGGGGGATCCATCGTAGTAGTTATGACCAGATGGTCAAAAAAGGACCTAACTGGACAAGTTCTCAAAGCGGAAGCACAAAGAGGTGGGGAAGGCTGGGAGGTTATTGAATTTCCTGCACTTTTGCCGTCAGGCAACCCGCTTTGGCCTGAGTTTTGGTCGTTAGAAGAACTCGAAGCCCTTAAAAACGAGCTGCCCAACGGAAAATGGCAGGCTCAGTACCAACAAAACCCAGTTTCTGAGTCGTCTGCCATCGTAAAACGTGAATGGTGGAAGATTTGGGAAGAAAATGACCCGCCTTATTGCGAATTTACCCTCATGTCTTGGGATACGGCGTTCGAAAAGAACAACCGTGCCGACTACTCCGCATGCACGTTGTGGGGGGTGTTTTATAGAGACGATGATACCGGCACATCACAGGCCAATATAATCCTGCTTAATGCATTTAGGGACCGGATGGAGTTTCCGGAGCTAAAACAAAGGGCGATTGAGGAATATAACGAGTGGGAACCGGACTCAGTGATCATTGAGAAGAAAGCTTCAGGGGCGCCCCTAATATATGAGATGCGGGCGATGGGCATACCAGTCCAAGAGTTCACGCCGAGCCGAGGCAACGATAAGATTTCCCGACTAAATGCAGTTTCTGACCTTTTCGCCTCCGGTAGAGTCTGGGTTCCCAACACCCAGTGGGCCGACGAGGTCGTTGATGAGGTTGCAAGTTTCCCGGCAGGCGAGCATGATGACTATGTCGACTCTGTATCTCTTGCGATGATGAGGTTTCGCAGGGGTGGTTACGTGCGCACGCTTCTCGACGAAGAAGAAGAACCGCAATACTTTAAACGCAGACAACCTGCGTATTACTAAGGACACAAAATGGCTATTGAAAAGTCGCTTTCCCAAGCCCCTCTTGGTATGTCACCCGAGATGATGGAAGAGATGATGGGTGAACCAGATATTGAAATTGAGATTGAAGATCCGGAAGAGGTAAAGATTAGGGCCGGGGATATCGAGATTGAAATCGAACCAAAGAAGGAAACGTCTGAGGATTTCAACGCTAACCTTGCCGAATACATCGACGACAGTGAGCTAGTTGGCCTTGCTACCGAGCTGCTTGGCGACTATGACGACGACATTAGCTCACGTAAAGATTGGATACAAACGTACGTAGACGGTTTAGAGCTGCTTGGGCTGAAGATTGAAGAGAGGGCTGAGCCTTGGGAGGGTGCCTGTGGTGTATTCCACCCCCTGCTGTCTGAGGCCCTAGTTAAGTTTCAGTCCGAGACCATGATGTCGACGTTCCCGGCAAGTGGGCCGGTCAGGACACAGATTATTGGTAGGGAAACCCCTGAGAAGAAAGAGTCCGCGCAGCGGGTTCAGGAGGATATGAACTACCAGCTTATGGACGTTATGAAGGAGTATCGTCCGGAGCACGAGCGCATGCTGTGGGGGTTGGGGCTGTCAGGTAACGCCTTCAAAAAGGTCTATTACGACCCTAGCTTGGAGCGCCAAGTCTCAATATTTGTTCCCGCAGAAGACATTGTTGTCCCTTACGGAGCTTCAGACCTAGAGTCCGCCGAGCGGGTCACACACGTGATGCGCAAGACCGAGAACGAGCTGCGCCGCCTACAGGTGTCTGGGTTCTATAGGGACGTGGACCTTGGGCCTCCGGACAATGTGCTCGATGAGGTTGAGAAGAAGATTGCCGAGAAGCTTGGGTTTAAGGCATCGACCGACACCCGCTACAAGATCCTTGAGATGCACGTCGAGATTGACCTGATAGGTCATGAACACAGGGACGAGAAGGGTGAGTTGACTGGCATAGCACTGCCATACGTGGTGACAATCGAGAAGGGGTCAAACACAGTACTGGCGATCCGCAGAAACTGGGACCCCGAGGACGAGACATATAAGAAGCGCCAGCACTTCGTCCACTACGGCTACGTGCCGGGGTTTGGGTTCTACTACTTTGGCTTGATCCACCTTGTTGGGGCGTTCGCCAAGTCTGGTACATCAATAATCCGCCAGTTGGTCGATGCCGGTACGCTGGCAAACCTGCCCGGTGGCTTTAAAGCTAGGGGTCTACGAGTCAAGGGTGATGACACCCCCATCGCACCGGGAGAGTTCAGGGACGTGGACGTCCCGTCAGGCTCTATTAAAGATAACCTGATGGCACTGCCCTACAAAGAGCCGAGCCAGACCCTGTTCCAGTTGTTCCAGACCATTATTGACGAGGGGCGCAGGTTCGCTAATACGGCGGATCTTCAGATCTCTGATATGTCTGCTCAGGCCCCGGTGGGCACCACCTTGGCTATTTTGGAGAGAACCCTCAAGACAATGAGCGCAGTTCAGGCTCGAGTCCACTACTCCATGAAGCAGGAGCTTGGGCTTCTTAAAGAAATTATTGCTGCCTACACCCCCGACGAGTACTCATATGAGCCGATTGAGGGCAACCGCAGGGCGAAGAAATCAGACTATGACGATGTTGACGTTATCCCAGTCTCGGACCCCAACGCCTCTACGATGGCACAGAAAATCGTGCAGTATCAGGCGGTCTTGCAGTTGGCACAGACGAGTCCACAGCTATATAACCTACCGCTTCTACATCGTCAGATGCTAGAGGTGCTCAATATTAAGGACGCTGAGAAGCTCGTCCCGATGCCTGAGGACCAGAAGCCAGAAGATCCTGTGACTGAGAACCAGAGCATCCTGATGGGTAAGCCCGTCAAGGCCTTTGAGTATCAGGACCACAAAGCCCACATTACTGTCCACATGTCAGCCATGCAGGACCCCAAGATCCTCCAGTTGTTGCAGGGCAACCCGATGGCCCAGCAGATGCAAGCTGCCATGATGAACCACATCAACGAGCACTTGGGCATGGAGTACCGCAAACAGATCGAACTTCAGCTTGGGTTTAATCTGCCGCCTAATAGGGACGAGACCGGAGAGGATATCCACATTAATCCTGAAGTTGAGGCCCGTCTGGCTCCGATGTTGGCTCAGGCTGCACAACGGCTACTCCAGCAGAATCAGGCAGAAGTGGCGCAGCAGCAAGCTCAGGAGATGCAGCAAGACCCAATGATTCAGCTCCAACAGCAGGAGATGGCGATTAAGCAGGCTGAGCAGCAACGCAAGACCATGAAAGATCAGGTCGATGCTCAATTGAAGGCACAACAGCAGAAGATTGAGGCCGGTCGAATCATCTCCCAGATGGAGATGGAGAAACTGAAGCTAAAAGCAGACAAACAGATGGAGGCGCTACGTGTCGCAGCCGAGATGCGAGATGGGCGTGAGAAAGAGGTAATGAAGATTGGTGCGGATGTAATGAAGCAGTTGTCCTCGCAGGCTCATCAAAGAGAGATCCAGCAGGGCAAAAAACCGACAAAAGGGGAATAAATGGACGCGTTTGACGTAATCGTTCAACAAATCGACGACAAGGTTACGCAGCTCAAAGACTACCTGTCAGAGGGGCGGTCTGAGAACTTTGAGGAGTACAAGAAAACTTGCGGTGAGATAAAGGGTCTGCTCATAGCGAGGGGGTACACACTAGACCTGAAACAGCGAATGGAGAACTCTGATGAGTGAAATCCTTATCGGTACAAATCCCGATAATCCGGAAATAGTAGGAGCAGTTAATTTTGAAGCAACAGCCGAAGAAAAAGCCAAACAGCTTCCCAAGCCGTCTGGATACCACATCTTGTGCGCTATTCCAGAAGTGGAAAAAGAGTTCGACAGCGGTATTGCCAAAGCAGATACCACAATCCACTATGAAGAACTCCTAACCACGGTACTTTGGGTCATGGATCTAGGTCCAGATTGCTATAAGGACACCTCCCGGTTTCCAAGCGGACCTTGGTGCAAAAAAGGTGACTTTGTACTAGTTAGACCTAACTCTGGCTCTCGTCTTTTGATTCACGGGCGCGAGTTCAGGCTTATTAACGACGACTCGGTCGAGGCTGTTGTAGATGACCCTCGTGGTATTAAACGCAAATAACAGGAGCACAAAATGCCTGAAATGAATGTGGATGAATTTAAATTTCCCGACGAAACAGAGGCAGCAGCAGGTGAGCAGCCATCTGTGGAGTTTGAGATTGAAGTTGAGGACGATACGCCGCCAGAGGACCGGGGCCGTGAGCCTTTACCTAAACCTTTAGTAGAAGAGCTAGAGCAGGATGAGCTAGAGAACTATGATGAAGGGGTTAAGCAAAAGCTCAAGCAGATGCGCAAGGTCTGGCATGACGAGCGCCGCGAGAAAGAACGCGCTGCCCGAGAGCAGCAGGAAGCCTTAAATTTGGCCCAGAAGTTGATGGAGGAGAACAAGCGGTTTAAGAACATTATTGAGACTGGCAGTAAGGAATATGCCAATACTCTCCAGACCGCCGCCAACCTCCAGCTTGAGATGGCCAAACAGAAGTACAAGGATGCCTACGATTCCGGGGATACCGACCGGATTATGGACGCCAACCAAGAACTTCAAGCCGCCAACCTCCGGGTAATGCAGGCTCAGAACTTTAAACCCCCCTCTTTACACGAGGAAAACTTTGTAGTACAAAATCAACAAGCGACTCAAGTTTCACGTCCAGCTAACCCGTTACTAGACACGTGGCTACAAAAAAACACGTGGTATGGGTCGGATGATGAAATGACAGCAACCGCCTTGGGAATCCACAAAAAGATCGAAAGATCTGGCGATGTTGCGATAGGGTCCGAAAAGTATTTTGCGATTTTGGACAAAACAATGCGCAGAAGGTATCCCGAGCAATTTGATGCGGAGGAAACCGAAACAAAGGCAAGACCTGAGACTCGTTCAAAACCGAGTACGGTGGTAGCCCCAGCAGTACGCAGTACAGCTTCTAACAAAATAAAGCTGAAAGCGAGTCAAGTTAATTTGGCTAAAAAGTTGGGATTAACACCTGAGCAGTATGCCCTTGAACTACGCAGATTGGAGTCACAAAATGGCTGAGCAAAATAGATTGAAGCGAGAACTGGAGTCCCGAGTAATGACAGAGCGTCCCAAGCAGTGGATGCCGCCTGAATTACTCCCCGAGCCTGACAAGCAAGCTGGGTATGAGTATCGCTGGATTAGGGTTTCTATGTTGGGTAAAGAAGATGGGCGCAACGTCTCGACAAAGCTCCGAGAAGGTTGGGAACCCGTCAAACTCGAAGAACAACCCCAATTCCAACTGCTGACTGATCCAAATACTCGCTTCAAAGACGGTATTGAGATCGGTGGATTGTTGCTCTGCAAAACCCCTGCTGAGTTTGTCCAGCAGCGTAATAACTATTACGCCAAGCAGACATCGGCTCAAACGGAGGCTGTGGACAATAACTTAATGCGTCAAAGCGATCCGAGGATGCCAATCTTCAAAGAGCGGAAGTCTTCGACGAGCTTTGGTTCCGGTAATTAATTTTCAGGAGTTTAACAATGGCTTATCCTACGATTAGCAAGCCTTATGGCTTGAAGCCGATCAACCTGATCGGTGGTCAGGTATTCGCTGGTGCTACTCGTCAGATTGCTATCACTACCGCTTCAGTTAACTACAACACCGCTCTATACAACGGTCAAGTAGTCCAACTGGATACTACCGGTACTGTGATTGCATCTGCGCTGGCAACAGATACCTCCGCAGTGGCTGGTGTTCTGGGTGTATTCCTTGGATGCCGCTACACCAACCCCGTGACTAAGCAGCCTACCTACAGCCAATACTGGCCCGGGTTTGCTTCTGGCGTTACTGATGCATTTGCTTACATCAGTGATGATCCCGATGCGCTGTATCAAGTCGCTTCTGTTGGTGACACCGCTAACACGACTGGTCTGGACATCACTCCCGTGCAACAGACTGCCCTTGGTACTAACGTTGGGTTGGTTCTTAACAACCCGAATACCACGTATGGCAATGCCCAGACTGGTATTTACTACAGCAACACTACTACGGCCCTGCCGTTCCGGATCGTTGATCTGGTGCCTGATACGTCCTACGTGTCGAGCGGTAACGTTGTGTACCCCGAAGTGATCGTCAAGTTCAACTTTGGCTATCAGTCCTACAACAACGTAATTGGTAAATAAGGAGCACTTAAATGGCTATTTCACGCGCACAACTACTGAAAGAGCTGCTCCCTGG